AGCACGGCTTCTAATGTCGGTTCGGTTTCTACCGTGAACGGATCCCCGCCAATAGGCCATACTAGACCAATCTTATTGAGTAAACTCCACTCCAATGAGAATCCGCGCGTTATTGGTGTTCCAGTAGCTAAATTAGCTTGTTTATCTTCCATCACCAGCGATAATTGTGTTGGTAAAACTACTCGCGGAGTCATACTGGTTGGCGAAGCGGTCAAGGTTATTCCGGTTTCTAGTGGTTCACCGACTGCATCACCATCCATTGTTATCTCGTTCCGCGAAAAGCCGAATTTTAGACCAGCAACTCGTACCCCTGCCGAACGCCATGCTGAGTTTGAATCGCCTTGTTCGACCGTCAGACTTTTTCCTGCATCCTCGCTGTCCGTGTCGCTTGTAAATACCCAAGTGTATGTTTTTGTCCCTTGCAAAGTTGGCGTCGGTTCACTCAACAGTGACGAAAGTAAATACAGAATTTCGTTGTATGTTAGCCGTCCTTCTAGTTTGGCTTCAGTCCATTCCTTGTTGAGACTAACTAGCGACGAATACTTGTTACCAGCCGCGCGGAACGGCTCAGCCTCCACTTTTACCGACGGCACAATAGAACATGCCAATAATTTCTTATCCGCACCCACTGCTGTGCCGGGCGTGGCTTCTATCCCTACTTGTACGGTTTGAAATATAGATGCTTTTTCGCTCATAATTTACCTCATTTCGTAAATAGCCTAAATTCTAATATAATTTGTTTATATACTCGCCCTTCTTCGACATACGACATACGGCGGGCGCCTTCAAAAGCACACCCGATTATATTCGTCCCGGTGCTTTTGTGTAATACCGAACGCACTTGGTCGGCAATAGTCCCCAAAGTAGAATAGCTTGGTTTGTCCGTGAATATGCTTACCTGCCACAATTCATTATCCATTACGCGCTCTACCGACATCTCGGTTACCGATATCAGACTCACTGGTGTGATAACTATGAAGGGGTACGTCGTTTTGGCTGGTGCTATGTCCACATAAACCCTGCTATCGATATATGTCTTCAAGGTAGCATCACCAGTCAATTTACTATACAGCCAGCTATCCGCATTAAGTATCGTCATCGCAATTTATCTTCCAAATTTCTAAGCTCATCGAAAAACTGTGGCGCGACTTTTTCAGCAGCGGGGCGCATATACGGGCGTGCTTTCATTTTGCGCGTACCATACTCAACAAAAGCAGCATAGTCTTTATGCGGTGCGATGACCGCTTTTCCTATTTCTACTGATTTGGCTTCGATAGATCCCTGCAACGCACCAGTGTCAAAAGGTACAATATCCTTTGCATAGCCCTCGACCGCGAATGCTGCAGTCCTCACAATCGCATCGACTTCAAGCGGTAATCTCTCCGCTAATTTCGGCAAATTATTGTACTTTATGATGATTTTGCTCATAGCTTCACCAATCTCACGCCCTGCGCCTGATAAATATCATTGCCAACGACTAGTTTTACATCCAATGTTGGCTCTGCCGCAGGTGTCGTTGCGGGCGGTGTATCGTCTTGAATATAATCACCAGATACCCAAGCATTCGCAGGCATTGCGACGTTATTCGCTTTTGATATATGCCACCACTGTGCTATCTTCTCATACGCCTCAACCGTATCGCCACTATGCAATTGCCCAATGACCTCGTAATTCGTTCCGGGTCCCGACCTAATGTTTAGCACATATGCAGTCACTTTTCCGTAATACAATTTGTCACCTCCATCATCATGGTCGGGTGGTTCTTCTATCACTGGAGGGGCATCTATGCCAACCCAGACCCGCATCTCTGCTAATGTCCCGTTATAGACGTTCAAGTCATGAGATCCATATTTCCGTTTTCCATCTACGATTACGTCGCCAGAACTGGTATACTGCCAGATATCCCAAGTAGACCTGTTTTTAGGTGTCAATGGATAACCATTCGGATCCGGCTTATATGGGTATTGCGCCAGCCACAACGGGCATTTCTGTAACCAATCCGTATATGTTGGGTCATTCTTGAAAATCGGAAACATATAATTGTCTAAAATATCGGGATTGGTATAAAGGATTACTCTGCGCTCATCCCCGTTCACCATCAGATAATCCAAAATAACTTTTGTATCCGTGAAGAAATTTTTATTGAGCGTGTTGTTGGTTTTCTCAACATCTAATGCAAGAATATGAACCCATGGTGATAATTTATCCGCGGCTTCGAGGAATTTATCCGCCTGCTGTTTCCACGGTACTCCACTGCGCTGATACCAATACAATCCTCGTATGCCGACCTGTGCAATTCCGACGTCCCACAACGCCGAGAATTTAGGATCAATCCAATCCTTACTCATATATGGTTCGCCAATTTTGCCAATTGCAAAGTCAATTTGTCCCCATGTATCAGCATAAACAAACTTCCCCTGCCAATGGCTGATATCTATGCCATGCGCCCTATCGGTAATTTTCTCTCGCTCCATTATGAATTTCTCCCGAATATACTGCCGATGACCCCAGCCATAACCGCCATCGCTGAATTGACCGCCGACCATGTATTTACTCGTCCAGTCACCTTTTCAACATCCTGCTCAATATCATCAATTTTTGTTGCATGTTTGGATACTGAATTATTTATCTCTGATATCGATTGCGATAATGTCCTAAAATCTGCCGATGTGGATCTACTCAATTCACGCACATCGTTGCGCAAACTGCCGACTTCTGCGGTCAACGTTTGTATTTGCTGAGACAAGACAGCGATGGTAACGCGGTTATTGCTAGGGTCGTTCGGTGTCATTTCATGACTTCGTAATTAGGTAGGTGCTTTGATTGGCAATCAATGCCATTATCAGCACGCGTACAAATCCAATAATGCCAGCTCTGTCGCAAGTTACGGCTATGCCCAAATCCGCACCGTACCCACTGCATACTAGCCCCATTATCGCGGCTGCGACGATAACCAGTGCGATCCCCATTACCGACTGTTTCAAAGATGGCGATAAATTTTCAAACCACGATTTTACCCCCGGTATATAGGAGGCTAGCAACGACAAAACTACTCCTGTAATCATAGCTAACGTTTCTGCAGTCATATAATTATCCTTTCTACAATTTTTTGCAAATTAATCGAAGGGCAGTTGCCTTCGATTTTGATAATACGGATCCCACCTCATATTCGAGGCTAGATATTTCAAGCCTATCGGTCTCGATCACATCAGTGCCTGCTGGAACTACCACCATGACAGGCTGGTCAATGTTCAACCTTCCAGCAATTTCGCGCTCAACCCCGGTCAAACTTCCGAAGCGCCCTTTTACCGTCGATGATGTTGATGTCTCAGTCCATCCGCCATAACTATCACTGCTTATTGTTATGCGCTTTATTGAGACCGATTCGGGCATAGCGCATTCCTGCTGCGTTTTCATGAGACTTAAATCGCGGTCATTCCACATAGTTGATATCATTCCTATTTTGGTCAGCGATCACGATTCTCTGCATCCCACGATACTTCTCTGCCATAGCGTTCATAGCCGCGGCTTTTTGACTTCGCTTATATGACGCTCCATCAGCTTCAAAGTCAAATTCAATTGCATATTTGGTTGCTAACATTTCTAATAAGTCAGCCGCTGCACCATAGGGGTCATAGACTTTTCCGCTCACGAATACGCCGTTTTGCTGGCTTGTGGCAAACGTCCAGCGTCCATGCAATGGGTCGCTCGTGGAAGGAGTCAACACGTTCAAACTATTATCGTATAAGGTAGCATCAGTCTCCCAATACATTTCACCGCTATACCAATCCAAATAATTAATTATGCCTCCTGATATAGTGGTCAAAGGTATGAGCGGTGCATAACGATAATCCCAGCGGTGTATATCTAATGCCCGTTCGATGTTGTCATCCGAAAATACAGGAGTAGTACCGGATGGTGCTGGGTCATTGATTAAGTCCCTCACCAAACTTATGAGAGCAGCCATACTAGGGCGTGCCATAATTATTTCCCTTTTTCCTGCTAGAAGCAAATTTTTTCAGCTTTTCCACTATTACTTCATTTTCCGGTATATAGTCTAGACCCTGCGCCTCATACCAAGATGCAATCTCATCGTCATTCGCTTCCCTGCAATCTTTGTGTGACATGAGATAATCCCATAGCCATTCATTGGGAATGCTATGAACTACTCCATGCTCATTTACAATATATTTTGCCACTATAACCACCTTTCCGGTGCTAGTCGATAAAGCACCTTGTGCATCCCTTTGTTCTTCCCCTTCATTCCCCACGTTTCCAGATATAGGTGATCACACATCGCTATTTTTGGGTCAATATATGCTATCCGCAATCCAGATTGATATAATCTCAATGTAAAATTAATATCTTGCCCACCGTAATCGTATGGCTTCGGGAATGAGCGAACAGAAACGGTCTCGCCGTTAATCTTGATTTCTACCTCATTGGTATTATTGAACCATGGTTTAGCAAGTGCTTCGAATACAGTCCTTTTTAGAAGCAGGCATCCTGTACCACACCATACCAGCATCCCGCTATGTGTTAGTTTTGCGCAGTTATAGGTTGGATTAATGCTTATTGGATAATCGATAAATGCGCCGACAACATTCGGCGCATCCTGTTCGCTCATCTTATCTAGCATCAATTGTATTGCATTATGGCATGGCACAACATCTTCTTCGACAAGCCAAATATAATCAGCACCGCTCTCGAATGCCATCTCGCAAACTCGTTCATGAGAGTCCGGGATTGGCAAGTCATGAGTAATTTCCCAGCCGATAAATTCCAGCCCGCTTTCAAGCACGGCTTTCATAGTGGCATCCACGGTTCGGCTGTGGATTACTCCCCGCGATGGTGTGGCAATTACTATGGTTACCATTGCTGTCTAGCCATGTTGGTATGGCAGCGGCGAGGAAGGAGGAGGAACTCTACCGCTGCCATTTCCAATAAGCGTCACGACAAAACAACGATGCCCGCTTCATCACGAAGCTCAGCCACTCCGTACAGAACGTCCATCGTGACTTGTACACCAAGGTACGTTGGATTATACGCATATAGTACGCGCAACACTATCCCAGACTCTGGATCCCGCATCGTTGTTGCCCGCGCACCAGACTGAGGTGGCGGTTCAGGCAATCCACGCATCGCCAATATCGCAAATTCAGGATGG